GACAGCCCACAGCTCACCACTTGGCTGCGGCTGCAGCAGGGTGCAGGACATCGGATCAATGTTGAAGTCCATGCCGACCCACAGCGGCAGCTTGGGGTTGAACGGGAACTTGCCAACATGAGTGGCGCGGTCGAAGGCGTGGTACACCCGGCCGCTCATCGTCTCGAAACTAGCCTCGAACTCCTGCTTGAAGGACTTCTCGTCCATGTCGCGACGTGCAGCCTCGATTTCGGAGCGCGGGATGAACGGGCTGGTGATCGTCGGGAACTGCCAACTCTCCCACTCCAGGCGCGTCACCTTCTTGGGGTCTTGGCCGTGCCGGTAGAGCGTGTAGAGGTAGTTGTACGCCTTGGGCGTACCGATGAAGATGGCGTCGCCTTGCGTGTCCGCCAGGGTCGGGCGAAGCACCTTGGTCCAGGTCTCTTCGCTGATATCCTGGAACTCATCGAGCACGAGGAAGTGGATGCCAACGCCGCGCAGCGAGTCAGGCTTGTCGGCGCCCTTCAGCTCGATCCGCGACCCGTTGACCAGAGTGATGGTCAGCGTGGTCTCGTTGATCTTCTTGATCCACTTCTTTGGCAGCGCGTCCTGCAGATCGTTCCACATGATCTGCTTCGCCATCCGGTACGACGGCGCGACGTACCAGACCTTCTGCTTGGGCTTGCGAGCCGCGCGGGTGATCATGAGCACGCGGGAAAGAGCCGTCTTGCCCCAGCGCCGGCCGGCCACGACGACCCGGAATCGGGCCTTCGAGCGGTAGACCTCCATCTGCTTCGGATGGAGGCTGAGAATCGACTTCTGCCGGCGCGAACCGATCACTCACCGCCTCCATCGATCAGGCTCTCCGGCCCTTCGTCGGTTGGCAAGTCGGCCACGTCAGCGCCCAGCTCGACGACTTCTTCCTCATCGCTCTCGAACAGGGCCTGCTCGCCGCGCTGGCGCATCTCGTCCATCTGCTCCTGGGTCAGTTCGTTGACCAGAAGCTCCGGCACGTCCTCGGTCTCATCGTCGGCGCCAGGCCGATCCAGTCCGAGCACGGCGAACCGCTCTTCGCGAGCCAGCTTGAGCACCTTCATCGCAGCCTCAAGCCCTTGCAGGTTGCTCTTGGCCGCTGCCCAGGGAATCCCATCCGCCTTGGCCTTGATGATTTCGGCCCAGGTCAGCTTGGCGATGCCGCTCGCCATCTTGTAGTGGTCTTCCCGGGTCTCCGCGATCCGGTCGGCCAGCACCTTGGCTTCTTGCTGGACCTTCTTGTCCAGCTCTTCTTGGAGCTTCCGGTTGTACTCTTCGATCGCCTGACCCTTGCGGATGCGCTTGTGCTTCAGGTGATCCTGTACGGCCGGTTCGGGCACGCCGAACTGCTCAGCCAGCTCGCGCATGGTGGCAAACCTGCCGTGAGCCCAAGCCTGCTCAATCTCATTCCACTGCTCGTGAGTGACCTTCGGGCCGCGTGGCTTGCGAGGCTTGGGTGGCTTGGCAATGGGCTTCGCCTGTTCTGTCATGCGTGACTTATCTTGAAGGCAAAAAAATGGGCGCCAGGAGTGAGCGCCCGTTGTTACATCGAAAGGAGAACCGGGCCGAATGTATCAAAACCGCCACACTTTGTCAAGTTAGTAATGACTTACCTGACCGCTGGCAGATAGTGGCACTTTTCCATGATTGCTCTTTCATCCAAAACCGCCACCCATAGGGTATATAAGACCTTCAATACCTTTCTTAGTCTTAGAGCTTGTTAGAAGAACTATGGGTGGCGGTTCAGATGAGACCAAGGCTCTCTTCAAGAGCCTCAATCTCATCCAGGTCGATCACTTCCTCAACCGTGAGGGGCACCGGCTTGGGACACACGAGGGCGGCCCAATGGAGACCCAGCGGCGTGGGGCTAATCAGGCGTCTGGCGCGTCCACGGCGGGCTTCTAGACCACCCTTCTCGATCAGACCCCTGGCGACCAGGGCGCGGACGGAGAAGTGCATGGACTGCTTGCTCGTCTGGTAGGGCAGGCGCTCGATGAGTTGGTCGAAGTCGATGGGCGTGTCCGGCTCACCCGTGCTCGGGTCGCCAGGGTTGCCTTTGACGATCAGCGCCAGGATCGCCTTCTGCTTTTGGGTGAGGTTCACAGCTTGTCCAAGTCCAGTGGCTCGTCTGTGGGCTGGTTGTCGAACGCCAGAAGGGGAACGCGCGCCGGCAGCTCCCGTCCGTAGTCCGGGTTCTTGTATGCACCGTACAGCGGAGTGGCGAAGATCACCTGCTGGAGGTTTTCGAGCACCTTGGCTTCCGGCAGCCGGTCCACCCGGCTCGTGCCGTTGGCGCGGTTGTCGCCTGATTTCTCCATCGCAGAGCAGGCGTAGTACAGGGCTCGCATCTCGGCCATGACCTTCTTGCGCACCGCAGCCGGCATAGCGTCAAGCTCCTGCATGATCGCCACCTTGTCGGTTGGGTGCGAGTCGAACCAGCGACGGAACCAGGCCAGGCCCTTTTCGTAGTTGGGCGAGCGCCGCGGTGCCACGAACTTGATGCCCGCCTTCGCCGCGAACGGGTTGAACTTGCTCATCGCCGACTGGAACTCGATCACATCGGCGCCCGACATCCGCATCATCAGGTTCTGCAGACGGTAGGCGATGCCCGCACCGCGGTAGGTGGTGTCCACGACCAGGCGGGAGTTGCACCGGAACAGTCGGTTCATCTCCTTGCCGCGGAACTCGTTGATCACTCGCGAATCCTTGCCGTTCTGGTTCGGCTTCATGTGCGGGAACAGCTCGTTGCGCCCGGCGCTGAGGAATTGCGGGTTCGTGAGCACACCAACGCCAACCAGCTTGCCCCGGAAGCAGGCACGCCAGTATTCAGGCCCAGCGGCGAGGTTCTCGGCCTTGTAGTGCAGCTCGTGAAGCTGCGCCCAATCCTCATTCGAGCCGCGCTCGACGTAGATTTCGTCCAGCAGACTGAGGCGATGGTTGGGATCGACCTCGCGCCGGATGATCGTGATGTCGCCCATGTCCTGCCTCAGATGCCCAGGCTCTGCTGGAATGCGCCAACTTTCATCAGCGCGACTCGCAGATCGCCCTCGCTCTTGTCGCCTGCAAAGCGCAGCACTTCGGTGCCGCGGTTGTAGACGACGACGGTCGGGACGGCCCGTACACGGTTGTCCATCGCGAGGCCCTTGCTCTCGCCGACGTTGACCCGGGCGTAGCCGAAGCTGTGCTCGGCCTGCAGCTTCTCCAGCTTGGGCTTGAGCAGCTTGCACGGCCCGCACCAGTCGGCCCAAAAGACAGCGACCACCGGCTGTTTGTGGCTGGCGTCAATCACGTCCTTCTGGTACTGGTTAGCGTCTTGGATGTCAGTCACTTGCATTCTTGAATCCCTCGGGAGCGCGGACGAACTCGACTTTCTCCCGGTAGCGTTTGATGATGGTGAGGTTGGGCGCCAGATCGGTCACCATGTCGTCGTGCGTGGTGGCGACCATCAGGGTGGCGCCGACCGATCGTGCGATCTTCTGCATGTTGAACGCCACATTCTTGGCCGTCGTCCGGTCGAGCACCGCCAGGAACTCGTCAGCGGTCCAGACCTGGGCGCCGGAGCCGATCAACATGGCGAGCCGCAGCCGGTAGCGCTGCCCGTCAGACAGCACGCGCGGCTCCCGGATGTAGAGGTTCGCGTCGTTGATCCCGGCCATGCCGAGAAGGTGCAGCGCGTGGGTCAGATCGGTCCCTAGCTGCTCCACGATCGGCCGGTCATCGAGATGCACCTTGTCGATGTCGGCGACGCGCAAGCCCTGTTCTTGCATCTTGCGCGACAGCTCACGCAGCAGCACAGACTTGCCCGCGCCGGACTCGCCCGTGATGTAAACCACGTCGCCCTGCTCGATGTCGATGGCCGCGTTGTCGAAGACGACGAATTCCTTGTCGTTCAGCCCCAGGCCGAACGACTCGCCGACTTCGAGGACACGATCAGTGCGCTGGGCTCGGGTGGTGAACCTGATATCGATGTTGTAGGTGGTCATCTTTTCGATTGGACGGATGCGTCGTCGCTGCGCCGGCAGGCATCGGGAATGGCGACCAGGCCGCCATGCCGATCATCAGCGCGAACCAGGCGTAGAACGGGTTCACAGCTTCAGCATTTCCGTCAGCCACGACATCACGCGGGGGTTTTCCTGCATGAAGACGCACAGGCCGTTCGCGCCCAGCGTGGTGAACTCTTCTTCCGAAGAATCGTCGCTGAGGCCGAATACCCAATGAACGGCGTGCAGGCACTCGTGCAGAAACACGTTGGCGAGCTTTGCGTTCGACAGGTTCGGCGACACGCGAATCTTCTGGTTGATGATGTTCATGTGGCCGAACTCGGAGCCGGCGATGCTGTCGGCCATCTCGCTGACTTCGACCTTGAACTCGTAGCAGCCAACCCGCACCGAGCGCGGCATCGACTCGTACCCGTCGCCGGCCTGGGTGTCAGGCGGGAACGGAAACGGCTGCTGCGGCTTCGAGCTGCTTGCGGGCAAAGGCGACGAAGGCTTCTGCCCCTTCGCGGCCAGTTTGTTCTTCGATTGTTGCGATGAAGGCCGCGACATATTTTTCGTCCTTGAGGGTGATGGTCTTGAAGCCCAACGCCTTCGCGATGGGCACTTGCTTGTCGTCGATCGCGGCAACCTTGGCCGCGGTCTCCTGTGCTTGCTGGGCGACGGCCTCGTTCAGGTCTTCCACGAAGGCCGTGTCGTCGATCTGCGCGAGGTCCGCGGTCAGGAAGTCCAGCTCCTTCTTGTCGAAGATGCCTTCCAGGTCGAAGTCGAGGGATTCCAGCTCCTTGCGCAGCAGGGTGTTGTCGATGCCGGAAATGGCGACACGGTTGTCAGCCAGGCGGGCGGCACGAACCTGATCGGGCGTCAGGTCATCGCGGACCAGGACGGGCACCTTCTTCAGTCCCAGCTCGATGGCGGCCAGGCGCCGGCCGTGACCCTTGATGATCACGCCGTCCACGTCCACCACGATCGGCTGGTCCCAGCCAAATTCCTTGATCGACTTGGCGATGCCCTTGACTTGACTCTTGTCGTGAATCTTCGAGTTCAGCTCGTAGGGCTGGATGGTTTCGATGTCCCGCAGGACGATCTTGGGGGCCTTCAGTTCCATCACTTGATCACCACCATCGCCGACACGATCCCCGGCTCGTTGCGCACCTGGCGCAGCGCTTCGGTGTAGTCCTTGTCGTGATCCACGCGCACGTCATAGGCGACGTACTCACCCTTGTCGGTGCGTGCCTGCACCCTGAAGGTCTTGCTGACCTTGCGAATGCCGAGCATCACGCTGCCTCCATGAAGTACAGGGTCTTGAATTCGTCGTAGGACATCTCTTCGATTTCCTCTTCAGCGTCTTCCGGCTCGTAGTTCGAGCCGTCCTCGCAGTCCTCGCACTGAAACGGGTCCATTTCCCGGTTCAGGCACGAGTCGCACTCGGGAAAACGTCCACATTTCGTCATGGGTGACTTACTTCACAGGTTATTGATCAGGTGGACCAGCGCGTGACCGGCATTGGTCAGGCTGTCGTCTTCGGTGAACTTCTGCTGCTTCATGATCTTGTCGATCGCGTCCTGCACCTTGGCGGCGTCGTCGATCGGCACCTTGAAGCGCATGATCTGGAATTCCTGGCGCGGCTTGAGCTGCGTCGGCGTGACCGGCTTCTCGTCCTCGTCGCCCAGCTCCAGGTCATCGAGAGCGACCTGAACCGACGAGAAGAGGCGCTCCATGTCTGCCGTCTCGAACGGCATGAAGCTCGCCAGCTCAGCAACGTCACCCAGCTCGCCCAGTAGTTCCGCCAAGCCCAGGGCATCGTCGTTGCCGTAGCGCCCGTTATCGACCAGGCTGATTTCCTTGGCCGTCTTGTCGTCGATCCGGCCGAGATTCACGACCGGCACGGTGGCGTATTTCAGGCTGAGCGACGCCTGCCAGCGGTGCTCGCCACCGATGACCTCCAAACTACCATTGGGTAGCTCGCGCACGAGAACCGGCTTGAAGAAGCCAAACCGCTTCAGGCTTTCGGTGAGCTTGCGCTCGGCATCCGGCGAAAACACGTTCGTGTTCCACGGGTTCGCCTGAAGGAGGTTTGGATCGAGGTTGTCGATCCTGAGATTCTTGTTGGTCACGGTATCGAATAACTCAGCGGTGACTTATACTAACCGGAATCCATAACGTTGGCAACGCCACAAAATGACCAAGGAAACAGTCACGATCGCGCACAACGCGGTCATCGCCAAACTGCACCAGCCTTCCCGTGATGTGAAGCTGGAGGTGCAGCGGCTGCTTTCCTACGCCGTTTCCGGTGCCGAACAGTCGGAGTTGTTCAAAACCCATCGCTGGGACGGCCGGTCCTCGTTTCTCGATTTCCGTCAGGGCACCTTCCCGGCCGGCTTCGTGCATTACGTGACCGCGGGGCTGAAGCGCGCTGGTTATTTGGTCAACATACTGCGCAAACCTCTGCCGGAGCCGCTCGGCCCGCAGAAACCCGTGGTCGATTCCTTCGGTGAAGACCCGCGCTACGACTATCAGCCGGAGGTCTACGAGCGACTGGTCAAGTACGGCTCATTCATCGCCCAGGTGGCGACGGGTGGTGGCAAGTCCCGGATCGCCCGGATGTGCTACGCCCGGATCAACCGCCCCACCCTCTTCCTGACGACCCGCTCGATCCTCATGTACCAGATGAAGGACGCCTTCGAGGCGCTTGGCGTCTCGGTGTCGGTCTTTGGGGACGGTCAGTTCGGCCACACCATCATCGACGAGCACGGCAACGAGCGCCAGGCGCTGCGCAAGATGTCCGTGGGCATGGTGCAGACCTTCGTCAGCAAGCTGCAGCTCCCGGACCCGCGTGATCCCATCGAGAAGCAGCAGAAACAGGCCCAGGAGCGCGCCAAGACCATCGCCCTGCTCTCGAAGTTCGAGTTCGTCATTGGCGAAGAAGCGCACGAGGCCGGTGGGAACAGCTACTACGAAATCCTGCAGCACTGCAAGAACGCCCACTACCGGCTCGCCCTGACCGCCACGCCGTTCATGAAGGACGACGAAGAGTCGAACATGCGGCTGCATGCTGCGTTCGGCCCGGTCGGCATTCGGGTGCCGGAGAAGCTGCTGATCGACCGCGGCATCCTCGCCAAGCCTTACTTCAAGGTCGTCCAGCTCAAGGAGCGGCCCCGCAAGCTCTACAAGACGACAGCCTGGCAGTCTGCCTACCGCATCGGGATCACAGAGAACGACGAGCGCAACGGGGCCATCCTGTCCGAAGCCAGACGTGCGGTGCGCTACGGCCTGCCGGTGATGATCCTCGTGCAGCACAAGGCGCATGGCGTTGAGCTGCTGTCGCGTCTGCGTGCCGAAGGAATCACCAGCCAGTTCATCTTCGGCGAGAACGACCAGGCTGAGCGCCAGGAGGCCCTCAATGAGCTGCGCGACGGCTCGACCCAGGTGCTGATCGGCTCGACCATTCTCGATGTGGGTGTGGACGTACCCGCAGTGGGTATGGTGATCCTGGCTGGTGGCGGCAAGGCTGAAGTTGCCCTGCGTCAGCGCATCGGGCGTGGCCTGCGGGCGAAGAAGGTTGGGCCGAATGTCTGCTTCGTCGTGGACTTCTCGGACCAGTTCAACGAGCATCTTCTCAGGCACGCCCAGCAGCGTCAGGAAATCATCCGCTCGACACCCGGCTTTGGCGAAAACATCCTTCCGCCCGGTGCCGAGTTCGACTACGAGGGCTTCGGTCTTGCCAAGCGCGTAGCGTGAGCGTCAAATAGTCACTCCTTACTTACGAGAACAAGATGAAATTCGCCCTCACGCTCGCCCTGGTCTACCTGATCGCCATTTCCCTGGCGACCTGGCTGGCCTCAAACCCGCTGGTCTTCATCAGCGGGATCGCACTGTTCCCGACCTTCATGCAGTCGATCCCGTTCGGCCTGGCGGTCCAGGAGGACGATTCTCCCGACGATCCTGAACAACCGATGGGATTTTTAGCTGCTGTCGAGTAAGTCAGCGCTGAAAGACCGCTATAATGTAGCTGTCTCTCATGGTTCATGTCCGCTCCGAAGCCCGCTCCCTCCAGCGGGCTTATTTTTTGGGCGCCTGAGAACGCTCTTCTAAACCCCGATACACTGTACGGGGCTAAACCACACGGAGTACCGCATGCCGAGAGCCAAGAACTTCTACGAAGGCACCAACTACACGCAGCAGATGGTCACGATCGACAAGGACGTGTATGCCAGGCTGCGCAGCGTCGCAGACGCCGACATGAAGCGCCGGCTCAAGGGTGGCGATGTCGTCAAGGTGCTGTTCGAGCTAGTGGACAAGCACGTCCCGGCCGAGGTGGTTGAAGCTGCCTTTGATGAGGCCCGCAAGCCCTACGAAAAGATCACCAACCGCGACCTGATCCAGGCCGTGCCCAGCCTTACCGACTTTCAGCGCGAGCAGATCGCGAGGATCATCAACCATCCGCAGGAATGACCCTTGGGCGATGCGGGTCGCCGGGGTATAGTTCAGTCATTAGTGACTAACTATAAGGTTCCCATGTCCGAGTTCATCGATACGCGCCCTGTCGAGGCGCACCAGTGGTTCAGAAACGGCGACCATCCCAACGACGGCAACGCGCTCATTCAAGTTCTCGGCCAGCCCGCATTTCGAGCCGAGGGCAAGGTGGTGCGCTACTACCGGCATCCTTTTATCCATGGCGATACCATCTGTCCGAGCTGCGGTCACAAGATGCGAGACCACGGCTGGATCGACAATTCGCAGGCCGCCACCGTCTGCCCCGGCGACTGGATCATCACCCAGTCTGATGGCGCCTACAGCAGCGTCTCGCAGAAGAGCTTCCACGAGCGCTACAAGCCGATTCCCGATCTGAGCGATGTGGACTTGACCAAGATCGCTCACGGCTCGGTGAAGTTCAAAGACAACGTGATGGTCCATCCGCAGCCGGAGGTCGTGGAAATCTTCGACGACGATCCCGAGAAGGTGATCGGCTATGTCGTGCAACACACCCACGGCAAGGTGACCTTCCACCGCGATCCGTCCGGCATCAACTACGACACCGCGGCCGAGGTCACTCCCGTTGTCGCCCGCAAGATCACCAAGGCCGCAGCATGACCATCACCATCGGCCTTCCGCTGCTCATCGTCATCGCGATCAGCGTCATTCTCTTCATAGGCGTCACGGTCTTCTGCTGGCTCGGCGGTCTGTTCGAGCATGACGTGTGGGGCATGGCGTTCTTCTT